CTCGATTGCATCGCGGTGCCAGAACGGATTGACCGAAGCAGTAACGGTGTTCAAAAACACAATCGCGCTGTTCGCGGCTTTGGTGTTGATCACACAGTTCTGATACTGAGCTGAGGCGTCAGCAGCCACCTGGTTCGTGATCATCGGGGGGCTGATGGTCATGGTAGTGGCAGAGTCAACCGAGATAACGCGGAAGGTCTTCAATTGACCAGTGTCGCCCTTGGTGATGTGATGCACCGCGTTGAGAGCCGCTACCGTGAACGAGTCACCAGCAGCAACCGAAGCAGTGCTGGACACGGTGACGGTCTGATAGCGGTTGTCGACGTTGGAAGTCTCACCGGTCGTTGCGGTAGAGGTTGCCTCGGGAACATAGTAGTTCAGGCCAGCGTCAAGCGTGTTGATCGTCAGGCCAGCACCACCAGCGGCTGCGGTCTTGCTGTTGGCGTAGTCGAGTTTGTAGGTCTCGAAGCTGGCCACAGTACCGACAAATGCCTTTTCGTAGGCAGTCGTAGGCTTGCCTGTCATCGTTGCGCGGCTTGCCAGGTTGCTTGCCATGCCGTTGTAGTCGCGAGTGGACAACGCGAGGTAACGATCGAAGCTCTGCACGCCTTGTTCGTTCATGATGGCTTCACACTGGGCGACATCATCGAAACCGGATGCAGCAGCAGAGCGCTTGACAAACAAAGTTCCTTGATTCGCGGCAACAGCCATCACTGCAACGTTGATGTCGCTGGACAGCTTTTGAGCAGCAGCAACACCGAGTCGGCCTTCTTGCAACAGGTCGCGCAGTTCGGTCGCGGTCAGGATCGCGGTAGAGTGCTTGGCGTATCCAATTGTAGAGGGGACGGAAAGCTGGGTAGCTTCCTTAAAGTTTGCCGTTGCATCGGTGCCGTCAAACGACTGCGCGATGTAAGGCTGCGGGCGCCAAATGGTGTCATTGGTCCGCTCCATGGTTTGAGAGTCGGTCTGGTATTTGCTGACGTTGCGCGAAAGCACCAGAGAGTCATCGAACTTTTCGAGAACGTCTTCGAATGCGACTTTCTCTTCTTTGCTGAATTCATTGGCCATGATTGGCTCCTAAAAAATGGTGAGGTTTTGCGATTTCTCGCGCTATCTCACCAATTCCAGGAGGCGGGGCCTGTCAACACTCGCATTTAAAGCCTGCGGACGGCTTTTAATACATTATGCCCGTTTTTGCTTCTTGTATGCAATAACTTTGCTGTAATCGCCTGATTTTTCTGCGTCTGACCGTAATTTTTCCAGGGTAGAGCCGGTAACGCCTGAGATTTTGCCACTTCCTGTCACTGTTTTTTCAGGGGAAAACGTGGGTTTTTTGGGTGCTGTTTTCAATTGAGTCTCCAATCTTGCGACGGCAAATGTGAATTTAACTGGATCGGTGATGGCTGCAAGTTCTTTGGCCTTGTCGGGGTTCTTACCAAGCGCATAAACCACCAGGGCAGGATTCGTGGCACCTTGCAGGATGATGCCCTGTTGCGTTACAGACAAAACCTCACGCGCCACATCCTCTGCATCTTCAAAGTCAGGCACCTTGAGCGATGTCTTGGCTGTACCATAACTGTCCAAGCGTTCTTGCCATGCCTTGGCTTGTTCATCCTGTTGCTTTTTCTGTTCGGCTTCTTTGGCTTCGACCTTTTTCTTTGATTCGTACCAGCTTTCCAGGGCTTGCTCGTATTTATCAGAGTCAAACTCATGATCTTCAAGGGTCGGCTTCTTGCCCAATTGGACAGTTTTTTCAGGCTGAGTCAGTTTGGCTTTAAGCTCACGGTTTTCTCGCTGAAGCTCTCGATTTGTCTTACGCACTTCGCGCACCCAGTCAGGGGCGTGCTGATCTTCCTCTGGTGGTTTCTCTTCGCCGATGGTGACTACGACCTCTTCTGGCGTTTCTTCGACGGTTTCCTCTGATACCTCTTCGTCTTCAATAACCGTATCGGTGCCGCCGGTGTCTTCACCATCGTCTTCAACTGGCGATTGGAGTCGTGCCATCAGGCCTTGTTTGCGTAGATTCATTTGATGTTCCAGTCTCACCCGTAGATGCGCCGGGTGGTTGCGCGTTCGGCTGCTGTCCGAATTTCTCAATCACTTGCATGGCTTGCTGTTGTTCCATGTCATCAATTTCAGCCGCGATTTTCACCGTCTCTGCTTGTGTCTTTTCGGCGTTGGCGATCACCAGCACGGTATCGGCCCGGGCCTTGGTCGCCTTGGCTTCAGCTTCTTTGGCTGCGGCTTGCAAGTATTCGGTGTTTGCGTCAGGTTTGGCATTGGCCTTGCTTTCGGCCAGTTTCTGCGCTTCTTCTTCGGTGGGCTTGACAACTCCCATATTCACCAGCTTGTTGCGGAAATAGTCCTGCACATCCGCCAAGCCCTCGCCTTCCATATTCATCATGATCATAGAGCTAAGCACCTGCATGGTTTCCTGATCTGTCGTTACCTGCATCATGCCCGTGAGTGCTCTTACAGTGGCTTGGCGCTTGCTGGAGCTGCTCGGGCCGACTTCGGTCGTGATGTCAAAATTAGCGCCTGTCAGGTCATTGGCCTGGATCGTGGCGCCAGTTTCCTTGTCGATCATGGGTTTCATCAATTCGACCATTTCGACCTCACCCTGCGCATTGATTGATTTGACTTTCCGGCCTTTCTCCACCAGTACATCCTTCGCCATGGACAGCCACACCTCGCCGCTGCGCTTGATGGCCTTCGCGTGGTTTGACATGTAAATGTAGGTCTGCATATCGAGTTTGTCTTGCACCAGCTCAATTGCTTTACCTGAGATATTGGACACGATCTGTTCGCCAGCCTGCTGATTGCCCAACAGGTCTCTGATGTCCTGTTCTGTCATTTGCAGCAATGCCGCCATGGCCGGGGGAATATTCGGCACGCGGGTATAGGCCAATGGCCCCGCGGGCTGCTGCATACCATCCGGGCCTGTCACTGGGTTGATCAGTAAATACGGGTAGTTTTTGATGTTGTCTTCTTGCCACATTACCTGATGCCCGGCGATTTGCTCGGGTGTAATGATTGGCTTTTCGACGCTGGACAGTGCAGATATTTCAGCAAGCTTTGACATCTGCATGTTCTTGAGTCGGGATGCATCTACGGACAACCTGACATGGCCCATGCAGCGCTCGATGTTGTCCACGTACCATCTCTTACCGTAGGACACGATGATCGGGATATGCCGGCCTGCAATGTATCCGCAGTCCTCCAAGATTCCACCACCAGACATGATGTACTTGCGTACCTTGCGACGCTTCACTTTCTTTTCGCGTACCAGCTTACTACCGATAGCGTCCAGCTTTGCTTCAAGCTCTTCAGTCCATGCGGATTCCTGATATCGGGTTTCCACTCCCTGCAGGTCTTCATAAACACGCACGGTCTCGCTGACTTCCTCCACTTTGTACATCTCAGCCACAAATACGATATCAGGCGATGCCCAGTCGAATTCGGACTGGTGAACTATTTTCGGCCATGATGTCGGGTTATCGTCGTACTCTTCCTCATACGCGCCCCGGCTCATGGATCGCAGCACATAGCAGCGTTTGGCATCCGCTTTGTCTTGTCGCTTGGCGTCGAGGTCAAAGAATACAGAGTTGTCAGCGTCGGTGATTGGCTCAATGCAGATTTTCAGGTAATCATTTTCATCGTCTTCATCATCGTCGTAATCAGCCCTGAGTCTCCATGCTCCCATGCCACCGCCGACAGCCTCCTCAAATGCGTTGTCGTAAGCCTCTTCCGCACCGCTGTCCTGCTCATTCGCCCGGTACATTGCAGCGCAGACATCAGCCAGCGCATCGTTTTTCTTTCCCGTCTTGCTTACAAAGTTCACCGTTACGCGGTTGTTACGATACTCATTGATGATGCGAATTACCGCCAAATGCGTCTTGTTGAACTCATATCGAGGTTTATTCTCGAATTGTTCACCAAGTTTCCCTTCCCACATCGCACCAGGCACAGAGTAAAAGCGCCTGTCTTTCAGGCACTGCAACCGCTCATCACGGTATGCCGCCTGGATCTGATCGAATTCCCGCAGCGCATCGGCGTGGATGTCCTGCAATTTCTGTGAGTTTGATGCCATGATTTAGCCTATGTTTTGCGGATTATCTACCATCGGTGCGAAGTGGGCAATGGCATTGCAGATACAGGTTGAGCCTTAATAGCCCGTCTCGCACCTTCACATGCGTACCTGAGCGAATCGATTACATGATTGTCTTTGTCTGCCAGTATTGGTAAAACCTTCCCTGTCAGTGGATCAATCTTATAGCTATAGAGCGTCAGCTCGTCTATCAAATGGGTACAGCGCGGATGAACGATGATGTCGAATGACTTGAGGAATTCGACGCCTTCATCTAGACTCTTGGCCCCTTTGATGGCGCTCATGATCTTCGGGAAACCATTTTTCCGCATGTGGCTTATCGTCTCAGGTCGTGCGCTGTCTGCCACGATAGGCCATTTCTCAGCCTCTGGAATGCTCATAAACAATTCAGGCAGGCTCACAATCTCGCAGCCCACCATATAGGCCTCGTAATCCACGTACAGCCGGTTTCCTTCTATGTCGCAGCGCACCAGCACGGACGGATCAACACTAAAACCCCAGTCAGCCCCCAGCCGATGAATCGTTCCATCCGGGCGCGTAAACTCTTCAATCGTCCAGTTTTTGAATACACGAGCTTCGCTATTCCTTCGGTACTCACCAAGCCAGACATGCGCGTATTTGTCAGGATCGCGGCGCTTGTCGTACTCCATCTCATCCCGCAGCACTTGCGGAAGCATGGGATTGTCCATGTAATTCGCCTTGACCACAATTGCTCCAGGCGGCGGATTCTCTCCTCTCAATAATTGATCAATCGGGTCTGTGTCAAGGTCTGGATTCCAGCTAAACCATAACTGCGAATCTGGCTTCCGGATCGTAGGTCTGAGTAAAGTCAAGCTGCTGTCGCTGGCATTCTGCGCCTCTTCAAACCATGCCCGGTCAAAGCCCTCCAGTGATTTTATAGATTCTGCCGTGTGGTTTTGCATGCCCTCAAATATCGTCACGCCACCTAATTTTGACTTGATTCGCCTGTCTTGGACATCGAAGTAAGCACCTGCATTGTGTTGTTCAATCTTTGATTCAAGCAGTTTCTTTACAGAAAACTCAAGAGATTTCAGTGTTTCCCGCAAGCAAACAAAGTCGAGCTTTTCACTGATGCTTTCCTCCAGCCAAAGCCCTGCGAAAAAATGGCTCTTCGCTGATCCACGACCACCCCATGCACCTTTATACCGAGCTGGGTGCAGTAGTGGTTCAAATACTTCAGGAGTTGGAATCTGCAGGACGGACAAGAATACGCTCTATTTTGTGGATGAGTTCGCCGTCTACGTTTATTTTCAACGGCGCATTAAATCCGTGCATGAGGTTCAATTCCTTCACGGCAGCGACGATTTCATTCGCCTTGGCTTCGCTACTGTCAGCAATCGATGATAGCGCTAGGACGCTTTTCTCGCGTGTCCAAAGGCCTTTTGAAGCGATAGCTGACTTTAATTCAGCGATCCTTAGCGCCACCTTAGCGTCTGATGCTAATTTGCTTGCATTGACATTTACAGAATCCGGCTTCATCTTAGCAGCGTTGTAAGCACTTCGGTACGCGTCTGACCGCGTCATTCCATCAGCTATTGCTTGCGAAAATGCTTCCTGTTTTGCCGTAAGTGCCATGTTCCAATTGTACGAAATTAAATATCAATTACAAGCGGTGCGCCATCCACCGTAAACCATTACCGTGTTGCAGACTGTTTGCGGCTTAACGATTTGGTACATTTGCCGGGTCAAATTCTGCTGCTCTTGCCAGATTCTCATTTCACGCGCCATATTTTGCGAAAAGGCTTGGTTTTGTTCTGGTGATAAATTTGCGCATCCAGTCATCAAGAGTGATGCAATGATGATTAATGATTTCATATTTTACTTTCAGTGGTAATTTCTTCGTCAAACAACTCTTCCTGTCCGTTCTGTACAACAATCTTTTGCCGTGCTGATTTGCGCTTGGTTATCGGGCTGTTCCAAAGCGCTGGGTCGAGTCCTATTGTCAATCCCAACCTTTTCCCGCATGTCGGTCCGTAAGTCTTTCCGGCCTGCATGTAATAGGCCAGCTTGATTGACCGGCCACAGCATGCGCATTTCATGGCGGCTATTACTCAATCGAAAACAAAGGATGCTGCCCGGTCGCCAGCAGAAACAGCGCCCATGCTGCTGGGTGCAGCTTTGTCCTGCCACTCTCAGCATCCTGCCAACCGCGCCGGCTGTAACCGATCAGCTTTGCAGCTTGCACCTGAGTCAGCCCGGCATGGTGGCGCGCCCCACATATCTCATCGCGGCCATATTGGTCTGGGTCGAGTAGGTTGATCACAGTGCTGCCTTTTTTGCGATTTCCAGAGCTGCAGCAACGACCTTGATTTCAGCTTTGATTTCCTCGTAGCGTGGCTCCGCGTCCGAGGTTGCGTTCAGCAGATTTTCCAAACGGTATTTTTTGTCATCCAACACCGACCACAGTGGCTCGCCGCGTCCGGTGGTAATGGTCTTTTGATGTGGGTTGTAGCCTTCGCCGCCCTCGTTGTTGACTAAGTTGTATGCAGTCCAGAGGGGGTTGATTGATGTTGCCATTTTGTTTCTCCTTGTGCCGCCTGCCTGGGGCCTGGTGGACCTGCTTTATTGCCTGTCCATGTGCGTTATTCTACACGTTATACGTGCTTTGTCAAGCACTATTTTCATT